TGTAACTATGACTGATACCACGAGTACAGTTTTAATTGGATACGCTGCTGGTGACGCAATAAATTCAACAGACGCAAACGGAACGATTGCTATCGGATATAATGCAGGAACTTCTATTACTTCAGGTCAATATAACACCATCATCGGCTACAACGCAGGTGATGCTCTTGTAGATGGTGATTCAAGTACTATTGTTGGTTATGAAGCAGGTACTGCTCTTGCAGTTACTGGTGTTAGAGGTTCTACTCTTGTAGGGCATGAAGCTGGAAAAGCATTAACACAAGGTGGTAATAATACTGCAATTGGTCGTAGTTCTTTAAAAACCCAAACAACAGGTAATTCGAATGTCGCGATAGGTGACCAAGCTATGCAATATACACCAGCTTCAACCGCTATCAGTTCAGTAGTCGCAATTGGTGTCTCTGCTTTAGGAGACGGAAGTGGTATGTCTACAACAGGAGATGGTGGTGTTGCTATTGGTAGTGGAGCAGGTAATAATATTCAAAATTTAACTGGAGAATTTGTTATAATCGGTCAAAATGCTGGACAAAAAATTAATGGTACGGGTGTAACTCATATTGGTTATGAAGCTGGACAATATGCAAGTGGTTCTCAAAACACATTTGTAGGTAGAAGGGCTGGTTATGGTGGAACAACATCCGCTCCGTTTAGTACAGGTCAATATAATACTGCTGTTGGTTATAACGCATTATATTCATTTACTTCTGGTGACCAAAATGTCGCGGTGGGTAGAGACGCAGGAGCAAATTTAACCACAGGAACTCAGAACACTTTTATGGGTGCATCAGCTGGTAACCAACTTACATCACAAAATTACAATACTTTTATTGGCCAAGCTGCTGGTTATGGTGTTGATGGTGGAGATGGTGGTAATGTTGCTGTAGGTAGACAAGCTCTGTACTATGGTGATAATAACGCAAATAATATAGCCATAGGGCAACTTGCTTTATACGGAACATCAGGTGGTGGAAATAATGCTACTCGAAATGTTGCTATCGGATCTTCAGCTCTTCAAAATAATGGAACAGGTGATGACAATATCGCTATCGGATATCGAGCTGGTAAGGATATGGATAGTAGTGCTAATATTTATATCGGAAACCTTGCATCAGGTTCATATGGAGCAACTTTTGAATATGTTATCGGAAATGCGAATCACGCATATGATACCTCTGAATCAGTAGAGGGTGCTGGTACGGAAACGATAAGGATAGGTAGAAGAACAGATTTTATAACAAACGATTTCGGTGAAAATGCTACTTGGACACACTCTTCAGATAGAAGAATTAAGAAAGATATAAAGGATACCAATATAGGATTAGAGTTTATACTTAAATTACAACCAAAAGAGTTTAAGAAGAAAGCACCAAGTGAGTATCCACCTGAATTTAGTGGACACAATCCTAATGAAACAGAAAGAAAGAATCCGGATAAGATACACTACGGATTTGTTGCTCAAGATGTGAAAGAAGCTATGGATGATGTAGGGCACTCAGAGTTTCCTGTGTGGAAGGAGAATCCTGATGGTATGCAAGAACTTGGTGAGACTGAACTGATTACACCTCTTGTAAAAGCAGTTCAAGAACTATCAGAAATAGTAAAATCTCAACAAAAAGAGATAGAAGAACTAAAAAAGAAATAAAAAATTGTATTTAACATATTTATGTTATATTTATATAAACTATTAACTTAAAATAATATAGGAGAATAAGTTATGGCTGAAGAAGCAAAAGTTGTTGAAGCTTCAGATGAAATTAAATTTTCAGATGAAGAATTAAAAGAACTCGGAGAGTTACAACAATCATATCAAGAAAAACAAGCTCAACTAGGACAAATTGCTGTACAAAAAATATTACTTGGTCAACAAGTAGAATCAGTAGAAAATCGTCAAGTTGAATTGGAAGGTGAATATGAAGAGGTTCAACAAAAGGAACGTGAAATCGTTGAAAAATTAAATGAAAAGTACGGGCCTGGTCAATTAGATCCACAAACTGGAGTATTTACACCAATTCCTCAAGAGGAAGCCCCAGCTGAAGAATCTCCTGAAGGTTAATGTTAAAAAAGTTCTCTAAATAGTACATTTTGGGGAATTTAGGTTATACTTATAGTAGAATAAGTACATACTTATTCAAAAATTTGTATATTAAAAATTAACTAGGAGAAATTCAATGGCAGAAAGAATCGTTTCACCTGGTGTATTCACTCGTGAAAGAGATTTGTCATTTTTACCACAAGCTATTGGGGCTATTGGTGCAGCAATTATAGGACCTACTCAAAAAGGTCCTGCTTTTGTGCCTACTCAAATAACTTCATTACAAGATTTTGAAGAAATGTTTGGTGGTCAAGATGATAGATTTTATACACCTTATACGGTAGAACAATATTTAAGAAGTGCAGGAGTTGTCACGATAGTGAGAGTTCTTGGCTTAGGTGGATATAAAGCGGACGCAATAAGACTTAATGTTAGTAAAGAAGGTAATTCACCTGTTACAGAATCATTAGCTATTTTAGCTCCATCAAGGGGTTCAGACGGAACAGGTGATTTATCCGCCAGTTCGATTGCAGCTAATGGTGCTTGGAATAGTTTTGTTCTAACAGTAAGTGGTAGTGATGTTTCAGCGGAAACATATAACTTATCTTTCGATACAGGTAGTGCAAATTACATTACTAAGGTAATTAGTCCAAATCCACAATCATCAAGAAGTGGTAATTCCAACTCATCTGTTTATGTTTATAAAGTGTTCAGTAGGAGAGCTAATGCAACTGGTTCTTATACTGCAGTACCTTATCCATCAGCTTCTGCAGAAGTAGACGCAGATGGATTAAACTTTTTTGATGGAACTAATACAATTGATAATGATGGAAATGAATCAACAGATTGGACTGGAAATAAAGAGTATCAAACAGCTAGAACACCATTTATAGAATCACAAATAGTAAACGGTTCAAGATATAATCTTTTTAGAGTTTATACTCGTTCTCATGGTTCAAATATTAACTCTGAGCTAAAAGTTGGTGTTTTGAATGTTAAACCAGCAACTGATGTAGCAGGTTCTGATTATGGAACTTTTTCATTACAAGTTAGAGTACATAATCCAAATGGAATTAATGATGATAATATTTTAGAACAGTATGATGGACTAACTTTCGATCCAGATTCACCAAACTATTTTGCAAAAAGAATTGGTGATAGACACGTATCAATAGATTCTAATGGTAAACTTACTTATTATGGTACATTACCTAATTTAAGTAAACATATTAGGATTGGTGATTACGCTTCTAAGACAAGTGGTGAGAATAATCTTTCTCAACATCCAAAAGAAGTTGTTCCAATGGGATTTGAAGCAGTTTACAATACTGTTCCTGGTACGACTAAAATACCTGCTGTGGTATTTAAATCAAATCAGCAAAGTGACGCTGGTAGATATGATGGTAGTACATTTTATGGATTTGACTTCCTTTCTAAATTTGTTAAGGATGATAATAGTCAATATTTAGCACCAATTCCATCTTCAGCAAATGTTGGAAACAACGTTTCTATGAGTTTAGAAGATATGTTTGGTGACAATGATGCAAATCCAAATGGTGAGTCAACATATGCTAATGGTTCTACAAAGATAACTCTTACAAATTCAACATTAGCTCAAAGAAAATTTGTTGTTCCGTTCCAATGGGGGTTTGATGGTAAAAATCCAGCAACACCTTATAATGTTGGTTCGGCAATCACTGCAGCTAATACACAAGGATTTGATTTATCTAGTACAACTGCTAGTGGTAGTTTGGCTTATAAGAGAGCAATAAACGCTGTAAGTAATCCTGATGAATTTGATATGAATTTATTAGTGACACCTGGTGTTATTCATAGATTACATTCTAACGTCACAAACCACGCGATTAGTAAAGTTGAATCTAGAGCAGATGCTCTTTATATTATGGATTCAGCAGCTTATAACGATAGTGTTGAAACCGTATTGGATACTGTTAAGAATCTAGATACAAACTATGTAGCCACATATTATCCTTGGGTAATGATTCCAAATAGAGATAGTTCGATACCAGTATGGGTGCCACCATCAGTAGTTTTACCTGGTGTTATTTCTTTTAATGACCAAGTAGCTCACGAATGGTTTGCTCCAGCTGGATTAAATCGTGGTGGATTGACAAGTGTATTAGAAGCAAAAACAAGATTGACTCACGCTGAAAGAGATGACCTTTATGATGGTAGGGTTAATCCAATAGCTTCTTTTCCTGGTCAAGGTGTTGTTGTATTTGGACAGAAGACACTACAGTCTAAACCATCAGCTTTAGATAGAATAAATGTTCGTAGATTGTTAATTGCATTAAGGAAATTTATTGCAAGTACTTCAAGATACTTAGTATTCGAACAGAATACACAAGCTTTAAGAAATCGTTTCTTAAATATTGTGAATCCGTATCTAGAACAAGTTCAGTCTAATAGTGGTTTGAGTGCTTTTAGAGTTGTTATGGACGACACTAATAACACACCAGAAGTTGTAGATAGAAATCAATTGATAGGTCAGATATTTATCCAACCTACAAGAACTGCAGAGTTCATTGTACTTGATTTTGTAGTACAACCTACAGGAGCTACATTTCCTGAATAATTTAGATTAATCTAAATAAATGAAAAGCCCCTCTCACGAGGGGTTTTTCTTTTTTACTAAAAATTTGTTTATTTGATATTTATTTATGAGTAGAAATAAACGGATTTTTTAGGAGAAATAAGAATGGCTACATTAGATCCTTCAGAAATTATGTTCACACCGTTTGAACCTAAAACTAAAAATAGGTTCATCATGTACATAGAAGGTATTCCATCATACTTGATAAAAACGGCAAACAGACCTACGATTCAGTTCGAAGAGATAGTTTTAGACCATATTAACGTTAAAAGATATATTAAAGGTAAAGGTGCTTGGCAACCTATTGACATTGTATTATACGATCCTGTCGTACCTAGTGGAGCACAAGCCGTCATGGAATGGGTTAGATTATCACATGAATCCGTTACTGGTAGAGATGGATACTCAGATTTTTATAAAAAAGATGTTACATTTAATTTGTTAGGACCAGTTGGTGATGTTGTTGAAGAATGGGTACTAAAAGGTGCTTATATTGAAGCAGCTAATTTCGGTGATTTAGATTACGCTACAAGTGATCCAGCTGAGATTACTCTAACACTTAAATACGATTACGCTATCTTACAATTCTAAGGAGTAAACATGAGTTTTTTAAGAGAAATGCTTTCTAGTGATGCTAAAATCTCTAGTAAAAGATTTGTCGGTTTTATGGCTTTCTTTATGTTGATTTGTAGTTGGGGTGCAGATACCTTTTCTACATTTGAAGTCAAGGACAAGATACTTGAATGTTTTATGTACATTTCAGTAGTTGGACTTGGCCC